TTATATAAATCTACAACTCTCGATGCCCATTTAGCATCTGTATTGTTGTTATAGATTCCGTTTGAAATTGATTCAGGTTGCTGACTTAACCACTCTAAAAACTTTTCATCAGTTTTTAGTGTATCAAAATCAGGTTGCAACCTTAACAGTTCCTCATATGCTTTTTCTTTTTTAAGATTTTTTTCATTACCTTTTAATGAATCAATCTCTTCTTTTAAAGAAGCAATTTGAGAATCTGCTTTAGCTGATGATAATTGTTCTACTGCTTCATATACATCTGGATACTTATTACGAAAAGCTTCTAGATTTCCAGTAGCTTTTAGAGTTTGTTTCTCAGATTCAACTTTTGCACTAGACTTTTTAAACTCTTCTATTTTTTGATCATAGTGTCGTTTTAAATCATCATACCGTTTTTTGTAATCAACTTCTTCTTTTTTAGCAGCAAAACTTTCAGAAGATTCTTTTTCTTGGGTAGCTGTTTCTTCAACAGGGCCAGTATTTTCTTCTTCAGATTGTTCTACTTCATCATCATCTTTATCAAGATCTTTACTGTATTGAGAATTTTTGTAAAGATCATTGTTATTAATTGTTCCAAAGGAATCGTTAGGTTTGTTGGCTCTCGCCCCTTTCACTTTCTTATTTGCCATTATTTTTCTCCTTATTGCAGTGCCACATGGCTTATGGGTGGCTGCTCGGTTGCTAGGGGGTGCATTATTGCAAGTAGCCTAGCGTAAACTTTTTAAACAAATCCACGATCACTAAAATCTAGTCTAACCATTCCACCAGTATTAAGTGCTGGCACAACAGGTTGTTGTGGTTCTGTTGGTATTTCTTCAGCAGGTACTTCTTGATCCATAGGCATACCCTGTGGCATCATTTCAGTTTCTTCTACTCTTTCTGAAACTTCTTGCCTACCTGCGTTATTAATCTGTTCAAGGGTTTCAATTCCCCCTTCAATAAATGGAATAAGTTCTTGAGGAACTATAAATTCTCCTTCTGAAACAAGTATATCCACCATATTTTGTGGATTAACTGTAGGTGGAAGATCTACAATTGTCACACCCTCATCAGAAGCTGTCTGTAACGCTGTTGAAACTAAATCTATTAGTGGTTCTACCCCAATAGCTTCTACTGCAGGGGCATTAATTACAAAATCTCCTTCTTCAGCAGTCATAGCTTCTGTGTCAGCAACACTTTGGGCATCCGTAACCTGATCAGGAGTTTTGCCATTGACAAATCCTATTTCCTGCATATTAATTTCTCCACCATCTTGATAGCCATAATATCCTGATTGAACTGGTCCACCCTGATTGTATCCTAGTCGGTTTGATCTTAACATACTAGCGAGTTGTCCTACTTGACCACCTGTGTTAAAGCCATACCCACCTCTATATCCTTTTCCTGCCTGTTGCCCTCGATCTATTACTTGTCGTTTTGCTCTTTCTTTTTCTCTAGCATCTCGTAGCCTATCAGCTTCAGCTTTTGCTTTAATAGATGCGGCCATTGCATTAGCATCAACTTGTGATTTTGTTATTTGTGCTGTAGAAGTTTTTATAATATCTCCTGAAAATTTATCAGCAGGATTTACTCCTGAAACGACATTTCCTGAATCATCTATTGTTAAAGCACCTGCATTTTCATTTAAAATTTGTTGGATGCTTTTTTTAATAGGACCTGCTGGTTCTATCTTTACTTCTGGGCGTTTTCCCACTCCTACAATATTGCTTGTAAATGGTGCTTCACCCCATGATAATTCATCAGGCAGACTACCCCCACTAACCGTTTTGTATTTACCTATCGCCTGAGTAAATGTCAGTTTACCTGATCTAGCCATAGCCATTGCATCAATCATTTGTGACTTAGTAAGATTGTAACCATTACTTTTTAAACTGTTAAGCATTGCAGTAGATTCTGCTCCACCACCATATAGCTTAGATTTAGTATGTCCTAATGGACCACCACTTACATACGTGTAGTATCCATCTTCAGTAATTGCCGCCATACCATTAGATGATCTTGCTACTGATGCTCCACCATTTTCAGAATTATCTGCACCTTGACCAATTTCATACCCTTTAAGATTTATCATTTTTTTAGGATCACCACCTCTAGGATCTAAACCTTTAGATAATGCTTCCATAGATTTTAGCATCATATGTGCAGTATGACTGTCTGAATGTAAATGCGATTTAAGTCCTTCATATGCCCCAGATATAGGATTTCTAGAAAAATGCATACCCCCAATAACTGCAGCAAAACCTGTATCATTATTTTTCATGTAGTCTGTCGGTGATTTATATTCATCTTTAGACAGTGCAGTAGTCATATCTGCATAGGCTATTTCTGATGCAGCAAAATTATCCATGTGATTATTTAATGCTTTTTCGCTGATTTTACCTGCAGAAAAAACAGGTTGACCTGTAGGTCCTTCTAACAGTGTACCAAACCCATAATCCCCTTTCATTGCTGATCCAAATATAGAAGATGTACTAAGAAGATTAGAAAAACTGGGCTGTTCTACTTTATCAATTCCTGCGGCCATAGATTTAAAATTTGCATGTTTAATAGCACTACTTGCAAATTTTGTTCCTGATAATACGTTAAAATATGGTGTATCATTACCATCAGCATCTCTTACCATAGGATTATGATTTGAATCATTAATTTTTTTAATATTTACATTAATATCAGGCTTTTCAACTTTAACTTTAATTCCACTTTGGGCAGCTAAATCTGGTAAAGGTGCTGGAGCAACAGGAGCAGGTGCAGCCTGTATATTAATTGGTCTATAAAAATCCTGAAATTGCGAACTATATTCTTCTGGAGTTATAAAACCTTCTTCATTAGCCATTTTTCACTACTTCCTTATGATTATGTTTCAGTTTGAGGAGTGTTTCCAGTAAAGCCAGCTTCCCCTGCAGTTGGCGTAGTTCCGACTCCGATTGGGCTACCATCATTCCCCCCACCACTAGCCCCTTCAGTTCTATTAGGTACTCCTCCAGCCCCTGCCATATTTGGGGATTGTTTATTAGGGGGGCTACCAGCTTGGCTTGCTTGTTGTTGAGCATCTTGTAATCCTTGTAACATTTTAGCGTATATTTGTGCTTCATTAATATTATTAACCATCTTATCAGGATCAATATCCTGTGATATGGCTAATTCTCTCATTAAATTAGGCAATTTAATAAATGGGGCTAACATTGGGTTAGCAACTGTTTGCAACAACGCTGTCAAACGCTGTGAACGTATCTCTTTCTGCATAACACCTGTAGAACCACTAGGTTTAATCTCTAAATCACCTATAATTTCTGGTGCTTTATCATTAAATTGCATATTCCACTGGAAGTATGATTCACCAATCGGTTTTAACAGATAATCATCGATATTTTTGATTACAGTCTTGATGGATAAAGATGCTCCACCTAACAGCATTGATAGACCTGCAGCAGTACGACCTGTACCACTTACACCTGTCTGACCGTGCATGATTGATGGCAATCCTGTCTCTTCATCAGCGAGTTGCCGACTGATCTGGTACATCTGTAGGTTTTCACCTGCTGTGTTAGGAAATTTTAAGCCATTGATGGCTGTTCCTGTAACTCCAGATTGTCTTCTGAATATTTTTCCGGGGAATATATCCATATTTTGTCCCGGAACAAGACTTGCTTCATCTACATCAAACACCAGATTACCTGCTAATGCCAAGTTATCAATAGCCATTCTAACATGACCATTCATTAGTAGTTGTGCATCTTCCATGTTTTCTGCTACACCAATACCCCATAGTTGATAGGGATTGACTTCGTATGGAAAAGCATGATAGGGTATCCGTGCAGGAGTAAATGGATTAAGTACACAACGCAGTATACAATCTCCACAAATCCAAGCATTGATCTGTACTTGATCAAGATCAGATAGTTCATCCGATACTTCTAATCCTACTTCCCTTGCAAAATGAGCATCCAATACACCCCAGTATTCCAACACTTCAAATCGATTCTCGGATGTATTCGGTTGTGTTTCATCATCACGAATTGTATCTTCGTAATACTTATCTTCGTAATTTGGTCCTTTAGATATACATTCCTGAATCATTTCAGCATCAAAATAAGGTTTATTGATTAACCCTCTTAACTGCTGTCGTGTCATTCTATGACGTTGAATAACGTATTCACAATCATTCATATTGGTTGCTGCAGGATCAGGATGAAAATCCCATATGGATACATATTCCAATTTAGGAACAGTTTTTTCATATGGATCGTATTGCCGACCTTCTTCTCCACCTGTCCATTTATGAACACGTTTATGATGGTTAAACGGACCTTTGATAACTCCTGTACCTAACATTGACGCTTCAAAGATAGCATTTCTGAATACAGTGGTTGCGTTAGTATCCAATAATTGATCGTGAATTACTTTTTCTAATTTTAAAGCACTTTCTTGAGCAGGACTTACTTGAGGTTCACCCATTTTTGACGGACCTTTTTTCAAAGGCAAATCTTTATACTTTTCTCCTAACTCATCAGGATCACTAGCACCTGCAGGAATATTCCTTCCATCCCCTTGAAAACCGTATGGATCAATAACCTGATCTAAGGGTGTTTCCATGTGGGCAAATTCTGCTATTCCTTCTGGAACTGGAGTGGATTCTACCACAATAGGAAATTTCTTATTGCTGAACAGTATATCAACAAGTTGTCCATAAGCAGCAAGAACTTTAGTCTTGGTAATCTTTATGAATACTCTCGATTTTTCAGAATCCCTGTATTGAGTAGACGAATCATAGATTCCTCTAAAGTTTTTAAACGATTGTAGCCATTTCTGTTCATGGGATAATCTTCCATGTTCAGATTGCTTAAACAACCCAGTGATATGCCCTGCAAGTCCGGGCATCTGTTCTTCAGGTGCAGCGATAGGTACAGGTGTATCGTCAGCAGGTTCTAAAAAATTATCATCAGCCATGAGTTACTTTCATTTACGTTTAGCCTTTTTAGACATCATACCCCTAGATAAATCTTGACTAGTAATTCTTCCAGATGGATCAAATTTTTTGGCTTTTTTATACGCATCAGAAACTCTTTTGGCTGTTGACGCTGCTTTTTTATATGCTTTAGACACCATAGATCTTTTCGTTTTAACTTCAGATGGATCTTGAGCAGAACTTTTACGTCTACCTATTATTTTTTTAAACAAAGCACGATTTTTTTTATTTTCTACATCTAGAGCCGCTGCTTTAAGTCCACGATCAATTCGCTTATCAACATCTTTATTGATTAATGTAGCACTGTCGTATTTTTTACCTTTGGTTGCCATGATCAGTAGTCTTTCTGATTAGCCATAGAAAACACAGAAGATTGTACAGTCGGTTTAGACTGTTTCTTCGGATAACCTTCAATTAAAGTCGCATTAGGTCGATTAATTTCAGTAGAAAATTCTTTCTTTTCTCTAGTCAAATTAGTCTCAGGATGGTCGTTTACTGAAGTTTTGTCAGCACCCATAATATATGAAGCACCGTAATTGTAGTTATTGTTAGGCATAATGCCCCTCCTTTAGTTTAGTTATTGTTGTCCTTCAGAAAGAAAACTCTGTTCTTCCTCACTTTGCACAGGTTGATTAAGTATACGTAATCTATCCTGTGTACTTTTAAAGCCTTTTTTACTTTCGGCTTCATAAAAATCTCTATTTTTAGCTAGCCATTGTCCTACATCTCTTCCCATTTCAACATCGGCTATACTTACAGGAAGAAATTCAGATAACCCTCTTACAGCAGATTCTGCTACACCTAGTCCTTTATTCACATAAGCATCATATGCTTCCATTCCAGCCCCTATAGGAGGTATTTGAGCTATTGCTTTTTTACCTATAAGTGCTGCAGTACCAAACGCTGCACTACCTATTAATGCATCAATTGTTCCATAACCTTTCAGGTTTTTATTCTTTTTAACCATCCAACTATCAAAATCTGTTGGGTCATCTACATTTATAGGTTTAGATTCTATCTTTTTATCTGACTTTTCTCCCCCAAACGTAACATCTATATCACTTTTACTAACCAAAGGATTAATTACTTGTGGTTGATCCATAGGTACTGTAGGAATAGCTAAATTTTTTGATGCAGTTTTAACCAAGTCTACATTCATATCAACCATTTGATCTTTAGAAGCTTTACCTAGTATAAAAGGGTTAAGTTGTAAAGTAAATTTAACATCATTTTTACGTACTGCTTCATACTCCCAAGATTCATAATCTCCCATAACAAATCCTATGTATTCAGGCACAGAACCTGCTCTGTTCATAGTTTCAGTAACATCTCTTCCTGTAGATCTGGCTAATTGTGCTGGAGTAATTCCCGGTATCTTTGCTACAGAAGTAAGAAAAAATCTTCTAAAATCTTTTGCTTCATCAAAATGATCTAACCATGTTATTTTACCGTCTATAACTTTCTGTCTTAGCTGTGGTACTTTTATTTCTTTCAACATCTTAGTTACATCTGCAGATTTTGTATTAGGAAATACATACTGATCACCTTTCAGCTTAATTCCTTTATTTTTTAATCTTTCTAACTGTTGTTGAAATATAGCAAATCCTCTAGGACCAGCAGGTGCATCAGTCCATTTATCATTCTTAGCATCATAGATTAAATACCCCCTATGACTTCTTGTTTCATTAAATTCATCAACATCATCATGGGATATTAAAGATGAAACTTTTATATTTTCCATTTCATCTGGTCGTAATCCAGTATGCAACAGGAATAAAGCAGCTTGAGCAGTTTCAATTTTATCTGGATTTGCTTTTGCCCATTTAGCTATTGCCATTGACAATTCACCACCTTTTCGATGGTTAGGCTTGTAAGTTGCAGCTTTTTTTGTAGATTTTGGAGGAAAAACTATTCCTTGTTTTATATTTTTAGCATTGGCTTGGGCATCAAGTTTAGTTGAGCCACCACCATAGTTTGCAATACCATGTATATAGTTATCTTGAATAGCACTGAAATATCTTCTAAGACCAGTGATGGTAGTATCAGCCATATTTTCTGTAGTGCTTCTATCCCTAAACAGTCTAAGAGGATTTTTAGAAGGATCTTTAGCTGCAACCTTATACATTTCATGCATTGGTTTATCGAAATAAGGATGTAATTCCTTAATTCGTTTCATATTATTAAGGTATTTTTTTCTATCTTCTACGTATTTTAGTTTACCGGGTTTACCTGCTTTAATTTCTTGAGAAGTAGGCTTTAACCTTGTATCAGTTTCTGGATACTTTTCTTCGGCATACTTTTCAAAAAATTCAAGTAATGTAGTTGTTTTAGGATCACCAAAGTCTATCTTTAAGACTTTTCCTCCTGCATCACCTTCACCAAATCCCATTTTTAATACCCAAATACCTTATCTTGTGGTTGATAAACCTGTTGTTTTATATGATGTAAACTCTTATGTATTGATGCATAGCCTGAAACTCTGGTCATTAACATGTAACGCAAAGCATCATATGCATGATCTTCTGCCCTAGTGTCTACATCTTCTGAATTAGTCTTTGACAACGGTATTCCTGCCAGTTGTCGAATTACATTAGTACATGTATTAAATATACGGATTCTAGGCAGTTTTGTCAATGGGTTATCTGCTAATCGCCTGTGTATCTCCATTTTACCCTGCAATCGGTTGCGATCCGATGGAATCCAACGCACTCCTAATCGTATCATTGACTCTGCTATCGATGGTCCAGCACCTGTCTTGTTCCAGCATGATGAATCCAGTACCGTATAGTGGGGAGTAGGATCAAGATGTTCTAAATCCAGTATCCTGTCTGCGAGTTGTTCAGCAGTGTGTTGCTTAACATACAACTCTTTATATACCCAGATATTGTTATCCCAATCAATCGCACCCCACAGTACACATGATGGGCTGGCATATCCATAATCCGCTGCACGTATTCTGGGCCAGTTGGTCGGCATCTCAAAAGGTTCAACTATATGTCGTTCCTTAGAAAACTCTGGGAAGGCCGCCCCCTCTGCAACATCCCAATCCCCTTCTAGAAGTCTCTTCCGTTCAACTTCTGGGAGTGATCTGAGCATGGCTTCATATCGACCATCTTGCATCAGATAGGGGTTATCGGTCAACCGTGCAGGAATAAATTTACGGTAGAACAACGGTTGCCTTGCTTTTTCATGGCTGTCAGGATATAGTAATTCTTTACCTGTTTCTATATCCGTAGCAGGAAAAGCTATGTTGTATTCATGTGGATCAATATACATTTTCTTAATCCACCATCCCCCAACTCCACCGGGGTTGCCTGTACAACGCATTGACATATAAGGTCTTAACTCGTTGTCCGTTGTACGCAACCTTGAACGTAAATAATCCCATACGTAAGAGGTTGGGTATTGCGTTATCTCGTCTATTCCAATCCAGTTAAATGCCTGTCCTTGAAATCGAGTAACGTCTTTGTCTCTATCCAAATATGTAAACCACATCGTTGCTCCAGAAGGAAACACCCATGTTGATTTTGATTCTCGGAAGTGTGCTTTAGGAAAAGCTTTTGGGTATAATTGTTTTGACTTATCAATAAGTTCAGTTAATTCATCTAAAGTGCGTCTGAGAAGTAATCCACGATGATTAGGATTGTGACAATAACGGAGAGGATCAACCAGCAAGGCAAAACTTTTGCCCCCACCTGCCGCTCCCCCATAGAGTACATCTTCTTCAGAGGATGATAAAAACTCTTCTTGAGGACCATTATTAGGCTTGAATATAACTTCCTGATCACCGACCAGATCCTCGACAGGACTTGCTGCGGCAGTGACATCCCCCATATCCACAATTCTAGTAGTTGTTCCGTTAAGTCCGTTCTGTATTTTTTTAGCGTTGTCTTTAATCTGTTTAACATTTTGTCTGTGTTTCTTTACTTTCTTTGCTGCTTCATCAGCTGCCTTTTTATGTCGCCTGATTTTTTGCTGGGTTGCTCGTCTGGCTCGTTCTAAAGATGATAGATGATAAGTTGCTTTAGGTGCGTTAGGGTCTTTCTTGGGTCTACCTCTTGGGTTAGCCAACTTTCAGTGCTTTCATCTGTGTGTCTAGGTTATTGGGTTGTTTTTGTGAAAACATCCATTCTATAATCTTTTTTATAGTGGATTTATCATCCCCCTTTAAAGATTTTTGTTTTAGTCTTTCAGATACAGATGTATTTCTTATTGCCTTTAGTTCTTGAGTGGCAAGGGCATTTAGTTTTGCAACACGCTTGTCTATTTCTTTTCTGGCACTTTTATGTTCATCATAAATATCTAATGCTTTCATACGGTTTTTACCCACAGTGTATTCAGCTTCTGGAAAAAATTTTTTTTGCATTGCTCGATCTAAAATTGTAAACACTCCTTCTTCATCTGGAAATGTTCTTCCCCTATTATATGATTTTCCTTCTGTATCATATTTATTAAATGCTTGCACAGTAAAGTTTTTAATTTTTCTTTCCTCACCTGTTCGTTTAGTTAAAAACTCCAACCCAGCATGTCGTAATTCATGGATTAGTGATTCTTCCTCTTTACCTATAAGTTTACCTTCTGGGTAATCTGTATAATGCATTTTATCGACATCCGATGATGACTTAAATTTTCTAGGAATTTTACGCCCAAGGACTTGTTCCCATTCTTCTAATTCTTTATTTACAGATGGTCGCCCAACAGGATTACGTTTTTTTTGTAATCTTGAAGATGCAAATAGCCCCGGATAATTTAGTCTATTCTCAGCCTCTACTTTTCTTATTTCTAAATTTCCAGTAGTGTAACTTTGCCAACCTAGCATGGCTACAGGATCAGCCTTTAACATTGGTTCTATCTTTTTATATATGTCAAGATCATTAAACTGGGTTTTGCCATATGCCCAATTCGGCATTACTCCCACAGGTCGTGTAAGTTCATCAATGTAAGGTTTGGGTTTGGGTAGAGATACTTTAGCCATTCTTTTTTCTTGCGTTCTTCCATCGTTGAGTGTATCCTACAGATCCACCTCCACGTTTTCCCATAAGTTTTCTAATTCCTTTTTCAAGCAACGACTGTGGTCGTGGTGCATTTTTAGCTGTTTTGCGTATTTCTTCTAAAACTTTCATGTATTGTTCGTTAGGTTCTTTACTGCCTATAAGTCTTAATACACCTTTTTCTATTTGATTTTGTAATGTACGCACCCTATTTGAATCTACATTATCTTGGTTTTCCAAATAATAAATTTCTTTTTGATTAGCAACGAGTTTGTTTCTTAGATTTTTTGTAGTAGGTCTTTCCACAGGTAATTCAACTTTAGCCATTGATTTCCATTCCCTTCTTAGCTGGCAACAGGACTACTCCGTGTAATGCCTGTACATTATGGTTATGTGTCTCCTCTTTTCCTAATCCGACTCGATTAAGCAACGATTCTGCCGCTTTTAAACGCAGATCATCCCCTCGACTTACCTCTGGGGAGTCTATCGTGTTGATCAGACGCTGTGTTGCCTTTACAGATGCACTTGCTAACAGATTTTTTGACCGTCTGATGATTTCATCGGCTAATCTGTTTCGCAACCACCCTACTGAACCTTTGACATACCCTGCATCAACTGCTGCAGCAACCACTGCACCACCATTGCTGAACAGATTAGACAGGAACAGTTCTTCTTTTTCCGATATTTTAGTCGGTTTAGTGTTTTGAGGTAATAAATTCATGGTATTTCCCATATTACGGTGCGTAAGTCTACGTACTGGATGCAAATTAAGCTATACCTGTGCCAATGTGACATCTTGCACCTGTAATATACATATATAATATAGGTAAATACCTT